CTCAGGAGCAGATAATCACCAGTACGGAGCAATTTATATTAAATAATTTCAATCATGCCAGCAAATACAGAACTTAAACCAATGAAGCTTACTATCGCCAGAGACGGTGATACTTGGAGCAAGACCGTAACCGTGATTGAAAGCGGTTACGAAATCATCAAACAGGAAGGATTAGTACTTCTACCGGAGATGATTAACAAAGAATATTTCGACGGATGGGAGAATCAAATGAAGAATAATCCTTTCCTTAATATCGTAGAAGTAGAACGCTTTATTTAATAAGCAGAGATGGCAGCATCATCAGGACCGGATATCGTTACCAGTGGCCTAGTACTGTCTTTGGATGCTGCTAATCAAAAATCATTTTCCGGAGAACCCACCGTTAATTTAGTTCCGGATGCTAACCTAATGACAGGTTGGAATTCTTATGATAATGGAAACGATGGAACTTTCACAACAGAATTTGGAACGGTTGGTTACAAGATGTATAACCGGGGTTCGTGGAATGGAGTATACCGTGGAATAAGCTTACCAAGCACCGGAACGTATACTATATCAGCTTACATACGGTATTTAGGAGGAGCCGCTAATAACAACGGTGGAACAGTCTATACAAGCGGCGGCGGAATCGGCGATACAGCACAAGGTCACGGAAAAGTAATTGGACAATGGGTCAGAGTATCAGCAACTCGAACTTTTACTACGACAAGCTTTACATTTTACCTTATTTCGTACGGAGGGACATACGGAGGAGACTACTCCTCTTGGGAAGTAACTATGCCTCAAGTTGAATTAAAAACATACTCTACTGCGTTTGCAGTCGGAACCAGAGGAACTACAGTAGCAACCGGAGGAGGATGGAAGGATACTAGCGGAAAAGGAAATCATGGGGAGTTAATAAATGGACCTGTTTCCCCTATCAACTACACAAAAAGTGTACTGGCTTTTGACGGGACTAACGACTATGTGACTATCCCTACATTTACAGGAGCTCCCTCTACTCAGATAACTTGCGAGGCTTGGATCAATCCATCTGAACCGGTAAGTACAGGTACAGTAAGAGGAGGTGTTATTTCAAACACTAATAGTATGTACCTAGGTATTTTCAATTCAGCAGACGGTGGATCAACTCACGGAATGCACTGGGCCAATATGACTACTGATAGCCGTCCCTATAATACTAATGGACAGATACCTAATAATACCTGGACTCACCTAGTAGGAACGTACGATGGATCTACAAGCCGTGCTTACATTAATGGAGTTGAAGTATGGTCAGCTGCACAGACAGGTACGATTCCCGCAGGCACTTACGTAGTAGGTACATACGGAGGTACTCTAGTGGACGATACACATAATTTTAACGGATTAATAGGAGACGCTAGAATATACAGCCGAGGACTAACAGCCAGTGAAGTTCTAGCTAACTACAATAGTACAAAAGCTAAATATAAAACCCTATAATCTATGGAATCAAAAGGACTCGGCGATTCAATCGCCAAATTCACAGAAGCAACAGGAATTGCAAAAGCTGTTGAAACAGTAACTCATGCCGCAGGCATTCAAGACTGCGGATGTAAGAAAAGACAGGAGCAATTAAATAACCTCTTTCCTTACAGTAACGGAAAATAATATATATTTATATAAAAATAACGTTATGATTAAATTTACAGAAGAAGAGCTAGCTACCATTAGAACTCTTAATGATAAAAACAGAGCGGTAACTACTGAATTAGGAGAGATCGAACTAGCAAAATTGCAGTTAGAGAAAAGAAGAAAGTATGCTGAAGAATATCTAGCAAATCTAAGAGCTGAACAAGAAGCCAACGGCAAAGCTTTAACAGAAAAATACGGAAACGGAAATATCGATCTAGAGACAGGAGAATTTACTCCTATCGAGGAATAAAAAAGCATGCCGTGCAAGCAAGAGAGGGTTTCGGCCCTCTTTTTCTATTTATAAAGGATTAAATCTGTAGGCGAGTCTTAAAAATGGTTTAGAACACCGCCACATATTTATATTAAGATCAATTAACCTCTCATTAAGATGGCAGAAAGAATTTTATCACCAGGTGTATTTTCAAGAGAAAACGACCTGTCTTTCCTAACCCCAGCCCCTGCTGAGATCTCTACAGCTATCGTAGGACCGACTGCAAAAGGTCCAGTAGATATCCCGACTGTAGTATCTTCATACGGCGAGTACTTAAACGTATTCGGCGGGGCATTCAAGTCTGGTAGCGACTACTACACCCACTTCACTACTCTAGCTGCCGAAAAATACTTCGAGCAAGGAGGTACTTCTCTTTTAGTACATAGAGTTGCTAGCGGTTCTTGGTCTCCTGCTACTGCTACAGTAACCAGTGCTTCTGTTAATTTATTCACCTTAAAGACTTTGGGTCAAGGTGCAATCATGAATAACAGCGGTAGCACAACCGGCACCAACGCTCTAACTTTAGGTACACCAGACAACGTTAGATGGGAGATCACTTCAGCTAATGCTGACCTAGGAACTTTCTCGCTTGTAATCAGAAGAGGTGACGACAACGAAAAGAACAAGATCATTCTTGAGTCTTACCAAAACCTTTCACTTGATCCAAAATCTCCAAACTACATTGCCAAGCAAATCGGTGATGTGTACAGCACCAACACTAACGGAGTTGTAACAACATCTGGAGAATACCCAAATACTTCTAAGTACGTTTACGTAGGTGCTGTAAATATTAAAACTCCTGATTACTTCGATAATAACGGAGTTGCAAAAGCAGCTTACAAGCCTTACTTAAACGCCATTCCTGCAGGATACTCAGGTTCAGAATTTGGTACATTTAAAGGAGCTGAAGGTCAACTATGGCAGACATCAGGTCCAGCAGTATTCGGATCAACACCTCCATCACAGACTGAATCACAGGGTGTTAATCCAGCAGAAGTTGGTACTTACGATCTAGCTGCTGCCACTCTTGCAAACAAAGATGAGTTCCGCTTCAACATCCTAGTAACACCAGGTATCTACCAAGAGCTTCACTCTTCACAAGTTGGTGCATTTATCGAGATGGTAGAAAACAGAGGTGATGCAATCTACATTGCTGATATGGTTGACCATGGAAGTCCTCTTGCAACTGCTACCACAGAAGCACAAGCTCTTAACAGCTCATTCGCAGCCACTTACTGGCCATGGGTTAAGGTTAGAAGCCAGGAACTAGGAAAAGACATCTGGTCTCCAGCCTCTACAGTAATGCCAGGTGTATTTGCCTTTAACGATAGAGTAGGTGCTGAATGGTTCGCACCAGCCGGTCTACTGAGAGGTGGTATCCCAGGTGTAACAATGGCAGAGAGAAAGCTTTCTCAATCAGATAGAGATACTCTTTACTTAGCTAAAGTTAACCCAATTGCGACATTCCCAGGTTCAGGAGTAGTTGCTTACGGTCAGAAGACTCTGCAGACTAAGTCTTCAGCTCTTGACAGAGTAAACGTAAGAAGATTACTTATCAACCTTAAGAACTTCATCGGTGAGCAGGCTAACACTCTAGTATTCGAGCAGAACACAATCTCTACTCGTAACAGATTCCTAGCCAACGTTAATCCATATCTTGAGACTGTAGTGCAGCGTCAAGGCTTATACGCTTACAGAGTTGTAATGGATGACACCAACAACACTGCTGACGTTATCGATAGAAACCAGCTTATCGGCCAGATCTATATCCAGCCTACTAAGACTGCAGAATTCATCGTACTTGACTTCGTAGTTCAACCTACAGGAGCAACATTTAACGTATAAGCTATTTATAATTAAACAATCACAGTAACATGCCAGTACTAGATCCAAACGAAATCATGTTCACCGCCTTCGAGCCGAAGGTAGCTAACAGATTTATCATGTACATCGATGGAATTCCATCATACATGGTTAAGAGCGTTACTTCACCTTCTTTCACCGATGGTGTTATCAAGCTTGACCACATCAACACTTACAGAAAGATTCGTGGTAAGAGAGAGTGGCAGAACATGACTCTAAACCTTTACGATCCAATCACTCCTTCAGGCGCACAAGCCGTTATGGAGTGGGCTCGTCTAGGATACGAATCAGTTACCGGCCGTGCTGGATACTCAGACTTCTATAAGAAGGATGTGACTCTAAACGTACTAGGACCTGTAGGTGATATTGTTGGTGAGTGGATCATCAAAGGAGCATTTGTAGTATCTTCAAACTTCGGACAGTACAACTGGTCTACAGACGAAGCCATCAACGTAGAGATGCAGCTCGCAATGGACTACTGCGTATTGAACTTCTAAAATACCCCCGCCCTGTCAAACAGCGCAAGCCCGGTCTTTATGGCCGGGTTTTTTATTTTCATATATTTATATATAAATTAATACAGTTATATGGAGTCAAAATTTAAGTTACCTACTGAAACAGTAGAACTTCCTTCAAAAGGTTTGTTATATCCCGAGGGACACCCTCTATCCGGCGGTACGATTGAGATGAAATACATGACCGCAAAAGAAGAAGACATTCTTACTAACCAGAATTATATTAAAAACGGTACAGTAATTGATAAGCTGCTGCAATCTTTAATTGTAACAGAGGTTAAGTACGATGACTTACTGGTAGGAGATAAGAATGCTATTATGCTAGCTGCCAGAATTCTTTCATACGGTAAAGATTACGAGGTTGTACTGGGAGAGCAGAAGCAGGTAATTGATCTTTCTTCCTTTGAAAATAAAGTTTTAGACGAAAACTTATACACCAGAGGACAGAATGAATTCCCATTCACGCTCCCACACACCGGTAATCAAATCACCTTTAAGCTTCTTACGCATAAAGACGAAAAGGATATCGAGCAAGAGGTAAGAGGTCTGCAAAAAATTAATAAAGATAATATTGCAGAAGCAACTACCCGCCTAAAGCACATCATTACGTCTATTAACGGATCCTACGAGAAGAAAGACGTTAGAGAATTCGTAGATTTTGGACTACTAGCCAGAGATGCTAGAGCTTTAAGAGAAGAGTACAACAGGGTAGCCCCGGATGTTGACTTAACTGTTTCTTTTGAACAAGACGGAGTGGAGAAGGAGGCCACTCTCCCCATCGGGCTTAACTTTTTTTGGCCTGACGCCGGAGTATAGGACTCTAGTATTTTCTCAAATACACGATATAGTATTCTATGGAAGAGGTGGCTACGACTGGGCTACCGTCTACAGTATGCCTATATGGTTGCGTAATTTTACAACCCAATCTATTAAAAAAGCTTTGGATACAGAAGCTGAAGCTCAGCAAGCAGCTCATGAAAAAGCAAGTGGAATTCAAAAAGCAACAGCTGAAAATATAGGTAAAAACTCAGTTCAAGTACCAGATGTTGTACAGAAGGCTAGTTATACTGCAAAAGTTGCTAAAAAACAGTAGCAATCTATTTATTAGTATAATTTACCTACATGGCTGATAATACACAACCTGGTGCATTTGGTTCCCGTAATCCTTTAGAAGACGCTAAAGAATTAAGACGGACTATGGATGATATCTCCCAAATGGGAGCAAGTATCTCCAACGTAGCCGGAAACGCACTATCAGGACTTGGCGCTGTTAAGGGTATAGCAACAGACGTTGCTAAGAGCTATCAGAGTATGTCAGATATTCTTACCCAGCAAGTACGCACTGCTAAAGACTACGAAAAACTCAAGCAAGCTGAAAAAGATCTTGCTAAGTCTATGATTCGAATTGAAGTCGAACGTAGTATCTTGATGGAGAAAGTAAAAAATGCAACTGAAGCTCAGAAGAGAAACTACATAAAAGGTCTTGAGGTTCTTCTAGATATGGAAGAGACTATCAGAGCTTCAGAAAAACATACAAAAGGTATAGCAGATCAAGCAAAAAGAATAGTAGATGCCGGTGGAATATTTGCCAACATGGCGGATACTCTACAGAAAATACCTATTATAGGAGGATTTTTAGCAAAGCCTTTTGAACTAGCTGCAAAACACGCTACCAAAGCTGCTGAACAAGGAGCAGGTCCGTTACAGGCAGGGTTAATGGGAGCATGGAAAGCAGCCCAATTACTAGTTTTTCAATTAGGGCCTGCTATGCTATTGAAATCTCTAATTGATGCCAGTGACCGCTTAGGTAAAATCAATCAAAGTTTAGGAGTTGGTTTAGATGGAGCTAGAGAGATTTCAAAAAGCTATCAGCAAATAGCTGATGCAGACAGAAGACTCACTACAGATAAGTTAGTAGATGCTATGTCCAAGTACAACGATGAACTTGGAATATCTGTAGCGCTTGACGGAGAAAGAGCTAGAAGCTTTCAGTTAAATACCGAATATTTAGGAGCAACAGCTCAAGCTGCTGCTAAAGTAGATGTACTCTCTAGATCTATCGGTCAAGGATCAGAAGAGTTTGCGTCTAACCTAGCTCAAAGCACAGTACAGGCAGGTAAATCAGCCGGAGTTCATATGACGTTAAAAACGTAATGAATGAGATTGGTAAAATGACTGCCACTACACTTCTAAATCTACGCAGAAAACCAGAAGCTTTAGCACAGGCTGTAATACAGGCTCAAAAATTAGGAGTTACTTTTGATCAATTAAGAAGTATTTCTAGCTCTTTGCTAGATTTTGAGACTTCTATTGCCAATGAATTAGAAGCTGAAGTGCTAACCGGCAAACAGCTTAATTTAGAAAGAGCTAGAGCAGCGGCATTAACTGGCAACGACCTCGACCTGATGCGTGAGATCGGTAATCAAATCGGTACGCTAACTGAATTTGAAAAAATGAACGTAATCCAGAGAGAAGCAGCTGCTAAAGCCTTTGGATTACAAGCCGACCAATTAGGAGATATCCTCTTAAAGCAGGATATGATTAAGAACGTTGGTAAAGAAGCCGAAAAAGCCTCTTTAGAACAGTTAAAAGCTGCTGCAAAATACGCAGAAGATAATAAAGTAACTCAGAAAGAAGCTTTAGTTGAAATACAACGCCAAGAAAGCATTGGTAAGAGATTCCAGGATCTTATACTTAAGGTACAAAGCAAAATTGTAGATTTTGCAGAAAGATACGAAGGTAAGATTAGAAGTACTATTGAAAGTATTCAAAAGTTTTTAGATGGAGGAACTATTGCCAACATTTTAAAGTACGCCACAATGTTTGTAGCCGGCGGTACCATCCTATCAATGGCACGCAGCCTTTTAGGAGCGACACCTCTAACAGCAATGTGGGTAAGAATAGCAGGAGGTCCTGGAGCAATGGGTGCAAATAGTGCTTTTAATCCGAATTTTGCTCAAGGAAGTATGTTAAGTAAGAATATACCTGGTGGAGCCAATTACAGACAGGCTATGGCAATGAGTCGTTCTGGACAGTATGGAATGAGTAGAGCTTTAGGAGCAGGGGCAGGTTTAGGCTTTGCTGCCGGTGGATTAGCCGTACAAGCAGGAGGTAATTTCTTTGCCGACCAATTTGAAGAAAGCGGTAATATGGCAGCAGCTCAAACCACAGACGTACTTTCAGGAGCTGGGCAGGGTGCTTTATATGGAGCTGCTCTAGGATCAGTAGTACCGGGTATTGGAACCGCCGCTGGAGCGATAATCGGCGGTGCTATTGGACTTATTTCTGGCGGTGTAGAAGCTGCCAATAGAAGAGCTGAAACAGAAGCAGAAGAAAGAAGAAGAAAAGAAGAAGAAAAAGCAGCTAGAGAAGCCAAGCAAGAGACTTACCAAGAGGAAATGATGCGTCTAATGAGAAAAGGAGCTGAAAATCGCGCTAACATCTACTTCGACACCAACAGAGTATCTAATAGCTTACTCGTTAACACACCAGCCCTATAACATGCCGTTAATTGATCTACAGACTAACCTAAAAAGCCTTCGTTTTGAAGGGCAGGCTCCGTATATTACTAAGTACATTGACGGTCCTATTGATAACAGGACTTATGAGAATCAATTAAACGTACGAGCTGACGATGTACTACGGTTATCTAAAATGCTCTTAGACGGCCCAGGTGCTAAGTTTTTAGCTCACCAAGCTGCATTAATAGCTTCGGATCCTAAGACC